ATCCAGTAAATCCAGTAAATCCAGTAAATCCAGTAAATCCAGTAAATCCAGTAAATCCAGTAAATCCAGTAAATCCAGTAAATCCAGTAAATCCAGTAAATCCAGTAAATACAGTAAATACAGTAAATCCAGTAAATATGGATAATCAATGTAGTAGATGTAATCAATGTAGTGGATGTAGTAGATGTAGTAGATGTAGTGGATGTAGTAGATGTAGTGGATGTAATCAATGTAATCAATGTAATCAAAATAATAAAATAGAGAATGAATCATTATACGATACTAGTATATTAAACAGTGATGAAACTAGTGAAATTGCGAATAATATATTAAACGATATAATATTGTATAAAGAGAAAAATAATCAAGATAATTTCAGTAATATTGAAACAAATAATTATGAAAATATAATTTTAAAAAACATGGAAAAAAATATAAATTTTAATAATGACAATGATAATAATGATAATAATAATAATTACAATAATAATTACAATAATAATTACAATAATAATTATAATAATATAATTCAATTACTAAACAATAAAATATACGAGAGTATTTTAAATTTTGAAATAAATTTTATACATTTTGTTGCAGTAATAATAATTATATTATTAATTATAGATATTACACTAAGATTAAAATTTGATTGATTTCCAACTAATAAAAATAGTATTATTTGAGTATATAAATGTTTCAAAATTTTTATATCTTAATTTTTTTTGTATATAATCTAGACATTTTTTTGAAGAATAATTCTTATAACCAAAATAATTTTCATTAACTTTAAAAAATATATCTGTTAATTTTATATCTATTGCATCATTAATTTTTTTTAAACAATCATTATATGTTTTTTCATATAATTCTATATTTTTTTTTTTATCATCTTCTTCTAAACTTTTAATCTTATTAACAATATAATTATCATCAACATTATGTTTAAAACTTTTAGATTGAACTAAATTATGAACATTCAAGATCATTTTATTATTAATTATAGTATCATTATGATTTGATATATGAGTAGGATAACTAGTATTAAATAAATTTTCTATATTAATATTACACATTTCATTCATATTAATTTTATTTTCAAAATTATTACTCATTTAATAATATAATATTATATTAGAATATAATATGGATATTATACCATTATATAAAGGTAAATCTAAAAATATTGTTGTTCTGAGTGGTGGTGGAATTAATGGATTTGCTACTTTAGGTGCTATTAAAAAACTTATTGAATTAAATATAATTGTTTCGCCTGATATATATTGTGGTACATCAGTTGGTTCAATTATATCATTATTATTAAATATAGGTTATACTCCTGTAAATATTTATGATTTATTATATATTTTAGATTTCAGTAAATTAATAGAAAATAAATTAGATAATATATTAGAAGAAACTTGTTTTGGTTTATATTCTCCAGAACCGATAATAGATATGTTAAAGTTATTTATGAGTAAAAGAAATATTAATCCAGATATAACATTTTTAGAATTATTTAAATTAACTTCTGCAAAATTATTTGTTACAGGAACTTGTATTAATGATATTAATTTATATTATTTTTCAGTAGATCATTCACCTAATATGAAGATTTTAGAGGCTATAAGAATATCAATTTCAATTCCTATATTTTTTAAACCTTATTTTTATAATAATAAATATTGGATTGATGGTGCATGTATTAATAATTATCCAATTGATCTATTCAAAGATAAATTAGATGACGTAATCGGTATTAATTTAAATGATAAGTACTATAATGATAATATTAATGATATTCAAACATATATCTTTTCAGTTGTTAAATCTATTTTAAAAGGACAACATTATTATAAAAATAATATTTTTAATAATTATACTATTGATATAATGTGTCCACATGACACTTGTAATAACTGGGAAATTACAAATGATGTCAAAAAAATGTTGTTTGATATTGGTTATAATGCTGTTAATTAATATTATTAACTTGTTTTTTCTTTTGGTTTATTTGCCTCTCTTTTTCTAACATTACTAATTAATGTATTATCATTAGTTTGTATTTCTTCCGAAATAAATGTATTATTTAAAAATTTAGATGTTTTTTTCATATTTAATTCTGATGCAACATTTAAATATATTGATTCTGCTTCTTGTTTTCTGATATTAATATATTTATCAATATCTTCTGATGATAATTTTTTATCGGAACCTTTTGATTTTTTCCACTGATTAATATCGCTAATATTTAATTCATTAATATTATCTTTAGATAATTCATTATATGTACTAATTGATGAATATAAGGTTGATTCTAGATTATCATCATCTAATGAATAATAATTTATATTGTTTTTGGGTAAAGTATCTAGTGTATATATATTATTCTCAACTATTCTATTTTCATCATTAACATTATCTTTATGCTTCATATACTCAAAAACATCATTTAATGTATATGATTCATTTGATTCTATTTGTTTATATAATGTGTCATCTTCTACCTCAATATCCATAGTTTCTCTTTCTAAATTAATATTATTAATACGTTGTGTTAAATCAGTATCTTCTAAAATTTCTTCTTTTATTGTATCTTTGAAATATGTTTTATATAATTCAGATAATTTTTCTTCTGATATTGGTTTTGTATTTGAGTTCATAAAATTCTTGTGTTCTCTCTTTAATTTTAATAAATCATCACCGCCAAATTCGTCCATATTTCTTTTTAAATAATATAAATCGTATTCTTTCCTCGATTCTTTATTAAATAAGATCTCGTAAGCTTTTGTTATTTCTTGAAACATATCATTATTACCACCATTATCTGGATGATGTATTTTAGATAATTTTAAATAAGCCTTCTTAATCTCTTCTGGTCTAACATCTATTTCTATATCCAGTAATTCATATAAATCAACAAATATAGGAGAATCATATATATAATCCATTTTAGATGTCATTATTAATTTATATATACTAAATATTATTATTTAGTATTTATATTAATTTATTAAAATATGTGTATAAATTTAATAGATGTTTTAGTACATAGATTTTATTGTTTCCATAATTTTTTCATGAGTAATTCTACCATCTAATTTTTTAGGTTTATTATCTTTTATAATAACACATGCGGGTACATACATAATATTATGTTTATCAAATAAACCTTCTTTATCCTCATCTGCCATCATTACTCTATGTTTAATTCCATCTTCTTTTAATTTATGACCTAAAGGATGCAATTCATTGTTTTTAAATGTTACACAATGAGGACATGTTTTTGATAAAAATAATAAAACTTCTGTATTATCTGTTTCAAAATTTTCTTTTCTAGTCATAAAATAAAGTGCTATTAATAAAATAACAACAATAACAACAGCTATAATAATTGTTTGATTTTGATTTTCCATTTATATATAAAGATAATTTATAAAAAAATTATATATAAAATACTTTAATTAACAAAAAATTTTATATATTATATTATATATATAATTAATTATGACATTATCTGAAGTTAAAAAATTATATTACAGCGAAAATTTTCAAAAAGGTGGTGAAATGAGAAGTGAAGAAGATATAAAAATTGGATTTGAAACTATTGTTAAATATGTTAACCGTGAGCTAGATTTAGTAGGAGATATGAATGCTTTTATCGCGTTATATCCTAGACATGAAAATTTTATTAATAGAACAAAATTTATGCTTGAAAATTATGGTAACAAGATTAGTAATTTTGTAATTCCAGGAAATAATCTTGAACCAGAAGAAATTAAAATAATATTATATCTAAAATTTAATCAATTAAAAGATGATAATTATATTATAAATTATTTAAATGATTATATGAAAAATAAAAATAAATATAAAGATAAATGTATTGAAATTGAAAATATAAATAAACAAAATATTAATGATATGATACAAAGAAGACGATATGAAGTAGCAAAAAAAAAACAAATTGATGCTATTAAAAATACTGCTAGAACTAGAGCTGAAGCTGAAGCTGAAGTTGAAGCTGAAGCTAGAGCTAGAGCTGAAGCTGAAGCTGCTAGAGATGGACATACAGGTGGAGCTAGAGATGATTCTATTCAAAAAGGTGGTAAAATTAGAAGCGATGAAGACTTAAATATTGGATTTGAAACTGTTGTTAAATACATTAACCATGAGCTAGATTCGGAAGAAAAAATTAAAAAATTTATCTCTGAACATACGTCACATGGTGGATTTATTCGGAAAATAATTTTAACGCTTAAAAAAGGTGAAAAGCCTGGTATTCTTGATATGCCAGCGGCAAATAATCTTGAACTAGAAGAAATTAAAATAATATTATATGGAAAAGAAAAAAATATGTCAGATAAGGATATTAAAAAAATTTTAAGAACATATGTTGATAGACCAATTTATGACGCAGAAGGAAATGATTCAAATGCATATGGATTATTTAAAGATGATGAAAAAATTGAGATAACAGATGAAAATTATAAAAACATAATTGAAAATATTAAATCCTTGATTATAAAAGATTCAATTGATTCAATAAGAAAAAACAATGCCATTAAAATAAAAGAAGCCGTTAAAGCCGCCCAAGAAGCAAAAACAGCCAACAAGCATGCATTAGATCAAAAAAATATAGCTGAAACCGCTAAAGCCGCCGCAAAAAAAGCATCCGAAGCCGCTAAAGCCGCCGAAAAAGCCGGAAGAGCCAACGAAGCCAACGAAGCCTTTAAAGCCGCCATCGACGCCGCCTCCAAAGCCAAGAAAGCCACCACCGAAGCCGCCTCTGAAGCCGAGAAAGCCAACGAAGCCGCCATCCAAGCCGACATAGCCAACGAAGCTGTCAAAACCGCTAATGCCGCCGAAGAATACGTCAAAAAAGCTGACGAAGCCGCCAATAGAGCCAAAGATTTAGCCAAAAAAGCCAAAGAATTCGCCAAAGAAGCCAAAGAAGCCACCGAAGCTGCCGAAAAAGCCGCCGAAGACGCCGAAAAAGCCGCCAAAGCTGCCGAAGCTGCCGAAAAAGCTGCTTCTGAAAAAGTTGAAAAACAAAAATTAGCTGACGAAGAAGCCGCTAAAGAAGCCTTCAAAATCGCAGAAAAAAAAGCTGTTGCCAAAGACGCCGCTGATATAGGCGCCAAAGAAGCCGCCAAAAAAGTTGATTGCATTGGATATGATGATTCGTTTTTATTTAATATTTGGCTTAAAAGTGTAAATGACAATAAACCAATAGAATATGCAAAATTAAAATGTAATGATACTGATATAGATTGTAATAACTTTTTAAAAGAATTTGTTGAAGGAGATATAAAAGTAAAACATGATTTTATTAAAAAAATTGTTGATGGAAAAAAAAAAAAATTATATGATATTAAATTAGATGAAATTGATCCAAAATTAGCTTTAGAATTTTTATCATCAATTGGATTTAAAAAAAAAAAATGTGCAGACGAACGCGTACATCAAGTTGTATATAAAGTAGAAAGTTATGATCAATGGAAGAATAGAATTAATGATTCTAAATTATCTAAAGATGATAATAAAACTCGTGCAAGCGATCAAAAAGTAAAAAACTTAATTGAAAAATTAATATATGTATTAAATAATAATCTTCATTATTTAAATAAAGGTATTTCACCAGTTGATGAAAAGTTTTATGGCTCAGTAAAGGATGAAGACATACCGAAATTACCGGGATATTGGGAAGAAAGAGGTTTAATAAAAGAAGATACTAAAAAATGGTATGAAAACTTTATTAAAATGATAAACGATAAATGGACAAAAGAAAAAGAAGAACTTAAGAAATTAAATGAAGCAAAAGGTAATTTACCAGTTGATCTAGTAAGAGATAGACCTAGAGAAGGTGTTGTTGGAATATTTTTAAATATATTAGATCCATATGGAAGATTTAAAGGAGGTGCTAGAATAAATTCTGCATTAGAATCAGAATGGGATAAAATCAAGAACATGTTATCAAAAAAGAATTTAAAATTAATGGGAAATGTAGATATTGATGAAAAATTAAAAGAATTTGGTGAATTAGATAGCAAGAAAGATGAATTATATAAAATAATATCAGATTATAATAATTTAGCTAAATCAACAAATTTAAATTCAGAAAAAGATATGGTTGTATTAGTTGGTGGATTTCAAGAACTAATTAACAAATCAAATGAAAAACAAGAATATATTTCTAAAAAATTATATTTTATTAATGAACTATTAAATCACGTAAATTAAAACTTAGTAGAAGTTTTAATCTTGCTTACGAACTAGTTCGCTTCTTCGAAGTAAGAGGTAATAAGTAATAAGTAATATTTAATATATGGAATTAAAATTTATTTAAATAATAAATTTTAATTATAATTATAAAGTATATGTGCGATAATATTAAAGCTATTAAATAAAAAATAAAAACTAGTAAGATTGATCAAATATTAAATAATATAGCAAAGAGAACATCTGGTAAATTTGCATCGGATAATTTAGAAGAATTTGAAACTTATTTAGTAAGTAAATTTAAGGAAGGAATGACTTTAGATAATTATGGCGAGTGGGTCGCCTGACGAAGTCAGCAATCTTGTTTCGCTAGGAGATAGATCATATTAAACCAATATCAAAATTTAATTTTAATAATAAAATATTCGAATGTTGTAATTATAAAAATTTACAACCTTTGTGGAAAATAGATAATATAATTAAATCTAATAAATATCAATCAGTTGAATCCGAATAAATTTTATAATTATTATAATTTTATATAAAATTTTAAATATTACTTTAAGGGCTTCGAGGGCAAGCTTCCTGAGGAGCGAAATATTTAATGAAATCTTCTAGAAGTTTGCATTAAATATTGTTCCAACAACGCCATTAACAATTTTTAGATAATTATAAGTGATAGCATATGTTTTAAAAACATAATTATTATAATCGATATCAATTGGATTAAAAACAGTATTTATTTCAAAATTATTAAAACAAGACATATTACAACTACCAGATGGTTGTAAATTATCAGGATAAACTGAGAAAGTAAATAATCCAAAACCAGATGGTACATGTGTCATTGGATAATGAATAAATGGTGAATAAAAGTTATAATAATTCATATCTAAATTTTCGATAGATAAATTAGAATTTAAACTAAAAGATACATTTTTAATGACAGCATCTTGTTTAAATATATTATAAGTAACATCTGAATTATTAAAAAAATATAAATTATAATTAAAACTATCATTTACATTTGCATTTAATAAATAACTAACTTGAGCCATAAATACAAAATATTTACAAGGATTAATCATATCAATATATATTCTATTATTTTGATTAATAAGATATCTTGGATTAGAAAAATATACTTGTTCAATAACATATTCATGTTTATCTTTATAAAATTTGTTTCTTTCATCCCTATCTATAAAAACATAATCAATTAATAAATACATATTTTTAAGAGCAATATCTGATGGTAGATTATAGTTATACTTTTTTTGAGCATAAATTGAATTAGCATTTGACGGATCTGATGCATAAGGAATATATATTGATCCACTTTTTAAACCATAAATTATAAAATTTGTTTTATTATTTATATCAAAATAAGTTATACCTATATTATCATAATAATTTTGTATAGTCGTTAAAAATTGATTGTCCGATATTTTCCTATAATATAAATAATATGATGTAACTGTAAAATTATCATCATATGACGCAATTTCTACTGAATCAAATTCTCCCCATGATATACCTTGATTAGTATATTGTACTAATGGTTCACCTAATATACCATTACCAAAATAATTATTAATTTTAATAAATGAATCAGGAGAAAATATTCCACAATTTTCAAAATTATTTAATTGTATGTAAAATCTTATTAAACTATATTCTATACATAACAATGGCAACGCGGAGCCTGAATTATTACAAAACCAAAAAAATAATGGAATATATAACATTTGTGAAGTAACACCGTCTTTTATAACTTTATATGTTGTCAATTCTGGTGTATTACCAATATATTGATCTAGAGAACTATTGAAATTATTCCAATTTAACTCATTTAATACATTCATCCATTCACCCCATTGTCTATCAATAGTTTGTCCACCTATTTCTATTTCTACATAATCAATAAGCGCGTATGCTATTTTTTGTGCCCATTTAAATTTAAGTCTATTATCAACTGAATTATCAAGATTATAAATAATAGGTATATCTGGTAATTCAATAACTAACCACATTTTATGTAGCAAATCACCTAATTTAGCAATTTCAACTGAATATTTTTTACCAAAAACAGCTTGATAAATAAAATTTGTTTGAACAGTTTCAATTGAAAAGTTAGTATATCTCCTATAAACAATTTTAAAGAATGTTATTTGCGGACTATCATTTAAAACAATATTTTCTTCACCATATGCGACGAGTTGAATTTCACCAGCAGGCATAATAATAAATATATATATAATTAAATATTAAATACATTTAATTAAACAAACAAAAGTCCAGAAAGACCTGATTGATATCTAATAATATTATATTCAAGAGTATTAAGATTCATAGTCATAGTTAGTTTATTAAGATCATAAAGATTACCAAAATTATTAATGTAATTATATAATTTATTTTGATCAATAATTAATTCAACAGTAAATATATTAACTGTACTTAAATTGAAAGCACCAGTTGGTTGAAAATTTTCTGGTTCTAATGCAAAGCTATATACATTGTAAAAATAATTATTATTTGAATATGCTCGTGTATTGTATTTATATGAATTTAAAATAGTTGTTATATAATTATAATTGTTACTACTTAATTGATTAATACCATCTCTTCTAGAACCATCAATATAAAATCTAGTATTTAATATAAAATCATATATATTTTGTGAAGTATTTGAATTATTTGAATTATTATATAATGAATAATTATTTATATAAAAATTTAATGTCCAGAATATTTCTTTTATCATATAATGTATCTTAAAATCAAATTTAACAATTAGTAAATTATTTGTATTAATTAACATTTCTGGTGTAATTACTACCGAAGATGAATAATTACCATGTTTCTCTATTAAATTATCTATTAATTTTTCACATTTTGCAATTCTCTCTTCTTTCTCAACAAATATAAAATCCATGTTTAATGAAGTTGTTATTTTTTGATCATTTAGTAGACTAATTTTATATGAATTTTTTATTATATTATTTGATGATAATTCTAAATAAATTTTTATTTGAGTATACATGCATGAAATTAATGGAATTATATTATTATAATCTTTAAAGAAAAAGTTTAGAGGAATCATAAAATTTTTATTTTTAATATTTAATATATATGGTTTTAATCCATTAATAATATAATCTTCATTATTATTATCAATATTTAATCCCAACATTTCGTATATTAAACCATATTTATTTAAATTAACGAATAAATTAATGAATATTTTATACATATTGTTATTATAACTATCTATTTGTTCATCATCAAATAATAATTTTATTGAATCAATTAGTTTAATTATACCAAATTTATTTACTATACCTTTATTTAATGAACTAATATATTGTATATAATCATCATTTACATTAATTATGTTATTTATTTCTAATATACTCTTCCATGATTGTGTAACATCTGATAAGTTATAGTCAACAATAATTCCTTGCATATATTTCCATGTAGTAATTTTATTGTTTTTAATAAATTGATTATAAATTTGTTTATTGTAAAAATCTTTTTCTAATATATTTATATTCGAATTCGATTTACCATTATATGAAATAATATTAAAATAAATATTACTTTGAATATTATTATATTCATAATTATTTGAAATATATGTATCAAAAAAATTATTACATGAATTTGTAAATTCAGTATTATTATTATAATTTAGTAGTATCTTATTTAATCCATTGAAAAATATTTCTAAATTAATTAAATCATATTGTTGGCTAGCTGTTAAAGTATTATTAGAATTAATAGATTTATTTATAGAAATATATTTAATAATATTTACGTTTATCAAATTAGCTAAGTCATAAATATATTTTTGAATGTTGTTATATTTATTACCATTTACCGATAACCATGTTATATAACATGTATAATAAAATAATATTATTACCATATCATTATTAACTAAATTATTAAATTCATTGTATAATATAGTAAATATTGTTACAGGCTTGCTATCAATTTCAAATTCTTTTGTATTGTATAATTCTATTAAATTATTTGTTGTTAAATTAATATTATTAACATCTGGTAAATAACCACCAAATATATTTTTAAATATACTTAAATTGTCATTAATATTAGATAATAAGTAATTATAAAGATTATTTACATAAACAATTTGTCCAGGTATTCCAACATTAATAATGTCAACAGTTGTATTATAATTATTAATGATACATATAATTAAATTATTATAAAATACACCACCAATACTAGTTTCTGTTTTATAAAAAAATTGATTACTAATAATATCAAAAATAGAAGATAATAATTTATCAAAACTATAAATAGGATTAATAAAATTTGGTATATTATAATCAATAATTTGAGTAATTGTATCATCTTGAACTGTTTTATAATAATTATTAATAATATTTAATGGTAATATATTTTTATTTAAAAAGTCTAATTTAACTACAATATTATCTGTTAAATTTAGTGTAAATATATTATTACCAT